AAAATGTTTGGTGTTCGTGATGAAGAACGTCCAATGGCTGAAAACTGGGCAAAGGAACACAACGTTAAAATTGATATGACTAGTGACATCCTTACATCTGATACTATCGATGAAGTTAAGGGTTTTGACGGTCTAACTTTAATGCAAGTAGCAGAAGTTACAGATGACTTATATCCTAAATTGAAAGAATTTGGTATCAAACAAATCGCACAACGTAGTGCTGGTTATGATATGTACAATTTAGATGCTGCTAAAGAAAATGGCATTATTATTACTAATGTGCCTAGCTACTCCCCAGAATCAATTGCTGAATATACTGTAACTACAGCATTGAACTTAGTACGTAAATTCCCACTAATTGAAAAACGTGTTAAGGAACATAATTTCTCATGGGAACCTGAAATCAGAGGTCGTGTTATCGGTGACATGACAGTTGCTGTTATCGGAACTGGCCGTATTGGTTACCATGTAGCTAAAATCTTCCATGGTTTTGGTGCTAAAGTTGTCGGATATGATCTATATCCTAGTGACAAATTAGACGGTATCTTGGAATATCGTGATTCTGTAGAAGATGCAATCCGCGATGCAGACATTATTTCTTTACATATGCCTGCTTTCAAGGAAAACCACCACATGTTTAACTACGAAATGTTCAAGAAATTCAAATCTGACGCTGTATTAGTTAACATGGCTCGTGGTGCTTTAATTGATACAGAAGATTTATTGAAAGCTTTAGATGATGGCCTTTTGGCTGGAGCTGGTCTTGACGTTTACGAACACGAAGGTCCATTAGTTCCTATTGACCTAACTGGAAAAGATATTGAAGACGAAACATTCAAGAAAGTACTTGAATCTGATAAGATTATCTACTCACCACACGTAGCATACTACACTGATGAAGCTGTTAGAAACTTAGTTGAAGGTGGCTTAAATGCTACTTTGGAAGTATTGGAAACTGGCGATGCTTCAACACGTGTAAACTAATTAGTTTAATCCTAATCATAACCACCCGTAAAACGGGTGGTTTGCTCCACGGCTATAAGCCGTTAAGAACAGCCAGCGTCTCAAGGCGCTGGCTTTCTCTTCGTTCAAGCCAAATTGCTATGATTTCTTTGCCACCACTTTAAGTGGTATTAGTATCACTTTAACTTATTACCCTTAAAAGGGTCTGAATATTCTTTAGTTGTCAATTTATCTATCGATAAATCATGTTTTTCTTGATCTCTTATATATTTTCGAATTGTTTGTTCATTCAATCCTACTGTACTAACATAATACCCTTCAGACCAAAAATGTCTATTTCCAAATTTGTACTTTAAATTCGCATGTCTATCAAACATCATCAATGCACTTTTCCCCTTTAAGTATCCCATAAAACTTGATACACTCTGCTTTGGGGGAATACTTACTAAAAGATGTACATGATCTGGCATCATATGTCCTTCTATAATTTTTACTCCTTTATATTGACATAATAACTTTATAATCTCTATTAAATCTTTTCGGTATTGATAATATATTATTTTACGTCTATACTTTGGAGTGAATACGATATGGTATTTACACAACCATTTTGTATGGGCTAAACTATTTAGTTTATTAGCCATTTCAAATTATCTCTTTTCTTTTTTATTTTTTGGCCTGAACAACTTAATCTTAAAACCAAAAGAGTAATTTGTATATAATACTTCATTTTCCACTCGCATAGCGAGTGGTTTTTTGTTTCGTACGCTTTAGCGTACTCAACCAGGTCTAAAGACATAATAAAAAAAGCCAGTTCAAAACTGACTTTTATAAATCCCCATTTTGCTTGCTGATTTCAGTCATCTTACTTCCAAAATCAACATTCTTATATTGTAAACTTAATCCAGCTACACTTTCTTTTAAAGTTTTCCCATGCCTGATGATTTCTTCGTAAGTAAAACCATCTCTAAATTCTAGTACCATTTGAGGATTATAGTAATATTTTTCTTCTTCCGGAACGCTGCTAAGCCCTCTGGTATGATAAATCTTTCTGGATTGTTCATTAAGATAAATTCTTCCGTACTTTAAATCGCTATAATCGTACATTTTACAATTTTTCAAAAAGAAACTTACAATCAAAATTTTCTGTAATTTATCGTTGAAATAAACATTACCACACCTAAAATGCTTGTGAAAAATAAAATATCGGATATCTTTTCGCGTTACATCAGTTTTCGTCAAATTAACCACCTCATGTATGCTAAGTAACCTAATTATAACACGAAATATTATTGTCCTCTAAAACGTCTCAACATTTCTCTTGGTGAAACTTCTCTGTCTTCTTTAGCTTTAGCATTTATTACTTCAACTAATAATTGAAAATCTTCTTTATCACTAACTGATACTGGTATACCGGATTCTAATAGTAATGTTTTTTGTAAAAATAATAAATCGGCTTGTTCATCCTTATTTTTGTAATATTCATCGGATAACAGCCTTAATCTTTTTTTGGATCTTTTTCTGATATTGCTTCTGGCTTTCCTTCAATTCCTTTAACTCTCATTACTACATAATTTAGGTATTCTCCTAATTTTTCCATCGTTAAAGTACTTTCAGCAAGTTCTTTTTCTTTGCTAGATAACTTAAGGATATTTTGCAAAAAAACAAATGCATCATCAATGTAGCTTGCTTCTAAAGTATTAATTTCCAACATTTTTTCAGTTGTTTCTTTTTCTTCTAATTCATCAAAATTGATTGCCACTACTTTTTCTTGCTCAATACCTAATTTAAGCATTTTATTCATCATTTCATTAGCAAGCTTTACATTTTTGACACTTTGTTCAACAAAAATAGGTTTTTTTAATCCTAATGGCTTAGTATTAATTCTAATTGACATTTCTTTGTTCCCTTCTTTATTCGTCTCATATTAATTGTCTCTGTTGATTTTATTTTATTGTGCAGTTACTGAAGTAGAACTAGCACTTGTTTGCGTAACTGTAGTAGTTTTAAACTTCTTAGGAATACGTAAACTTTGTACATCAGAAAAACCACCAAATACTTCTTTATACATTAGATTTAAGTCAAATCCGGGTTCATCGTCTGCCCAAACTTTATAAGGTTGTTGAACTCCTTTATCATCCATGAAAATATCTGCTTTTAATGGTTCTAATGCTTGGAAAGTTAATGTTGCATCAGCTCTAGTTAAGTTATTATTATCTGTTCCGTGGTTACGTCCAGTTTCAGTAACTTCACCATGAGAAAAGCCTTCATAAATTAAAGTCCCATCAATATCTTCAGAACATAACAGTAAAGCTACGTTAGGTTTGTCTCCAGAAGATAAAACGTATCCGCCTTTACCATCAGAAACATAACCTTTAATCTTGTTCAAAACATCATTATTCATATTCAATACTGTCAAAGCTACTTGTGGTTGTTGTTTTCCGTGTTGAATTAATTTAACTTGATTATTTGCATAGACTGGGGTTCCCGCTTGCTCTAATCCAGTAATATTAGCTGTAATTGTACCTTCACCTTTACCATCAATGATATAAATGCCATTTTCACTAAGGCCTAATTGCCCTTTTAGTAAGCTACCATTATCATCAATAGTTGCTAGCCCAATATAACGTACACCATGTGTACTTGATTTAGCCATATTAAATACCTTCTTCCATTTCTAAATTTTTTGAAAAATAAAAAACCTTAGTCCATTGTTTAGTGTCTGGGTCTTTAATCCTATTTCTTGATGTGTCAATTTTCCAACGATTATCATTGAATAATCTAGCTACTTGTATTTCACAATTTTGAAAATCTTCTCCATCAAGTTTATAGAATATCTGTACTTCAACACCTACAAGCCAATACTTTATTTCCATATTGGCATACTGACTAGGTTCATTTAAATACTCAGTAATCAATACTGTATTTTTATTTGTATTTACTTCCACATTACTTGGAATAGAACCAGAGTATAACTCATCTATCCAAGTAATATCCTTCAGTAAATTTTTAGCTATCGTGGTTGGTGTTTCCACTATTTACCACCTCGCACTATTTTGTCATATTCAGCCTTATTAGCTATTAAAACTTCTGTTTTGGACTCATTAACAGCATTATCAACAAAATGAGTTGCTGGCATTTTAACTGTTCCGTCATTTAAGAATCTAGCAATATAAGCCTTTTTACCAAAACCAACTGTTGAGCTACCGTCTTCTTGACCGTCAACATTAGTATCTTGTGACATAACATATTCTTTTAAGTGTTTTTCTTTCTTGTGATTCAACTTAGAAACTGGTGTGTTTTGACGTATTTTTTCTTCTATTACTTTAGCTCCAGCTTGAGTAATTTTCTTTTTTTGCTCCATATTAGGAACAAGTTTATTCAAGCTTTTACTGAAGTCTTGGAGTAATTTTTCAAAATCGTTATCCACGCTTACCAGCCCCTTTCTTTTTTCTAATAACTACATAATCATAAGCCATATAGTTATTAGTATCATCAGGAGAAATAGACACTACTTCATAAGTTTCATTTCTATATTTAGCTAATGTAGCTTCCTGAACTTTATCATTGTGTCTGATTGCCACAGTTAAAGTATCATCAAGCCCTAAACCTGTTAACTGAAACTGTTGAGACATGGTTCGTCTCTGCGGTGCACACCAACATTTAAACAAGCTAACTGGCTTTTCAACTGTATCTCCAGTTAAATCATTAGCTGCAAAACTAACAGATTGGAACTCGATACGCTGATTAAATGAAGAATGTAATAACTTCTTAGGCATCGCTATCACCTTCTTCATATAACGCTAATTTCCCACGTAATTGTGAGATTATCGCATTTAAAGTTAGATTAATAGGATAAGTCATTACATCTTGTAAAGCCACTCTGTAATCATAATAAGCACCAGCTAAAGCTAGAATTGCTATTTTTTGAATTGCAATAACATCATCTTGCTGCCAAAATTCATCATTTCCACCTACTGCAGTATTAATATACACTTCAGCAGCTTTGATATATGAATTTAGTAATCTGTCATCAGTATCACCATCAATTCTAAGAGACAACTTCAAATCATCAAGTAATAATTCCTTATCCATTTAAATCACCTCTAGACATTTGATGCTGCTGTAGCTGCAAAGTTGGCTGTTTGATCTTTAATAGTTTTGAATGAACCGGCTACCCAAGCTTCACTATCAGTCGCTACTACGTCAAAACGGTCAATTACACGTACTTTTGTTAAGTCTCGTTTAAATGCTCCATCACCAATATTAGTAGATAGTAAAGACATATTTTCACGGTCAAACAAAGTTACTGCTTGTTTTAAATCTCCATAATACAATGGATGACTTCCTGCATTATCTGGTAACCAACGATCAGCAATTTCAATTACTCTCTTACCTTTAATCATGTATACATCTGGTTGTGTAGGGTCATGTTGCAATAAGTAGCGTCCCATTGCGTCTTTAACTTTAGATAAAGTATTCAAGCCGGATGTATTAGTCATCAAGAATGATGTTGTTTTAATTGCAGGATCAACTCCTGTATTAACTAAATCAATAACTCCATCAAAATCTGTGATGGTTGGTTTCTTAGGAACTGCACTCATTACATCAATAATTGCCTTGTTGCGTGTAACTACTACCTTTTTAGCAATCCATGCAGATAACCAAGCTAAGATATTTTCTGCAGTATCTTTCAATAAAGTATTTGTGACAGTAGTAATACCTGCATAACGCTTAATAGTGAACTTGATTAATGTTAATTTTGGATCATCATTATCTCCAATCTCTGCAGTTTCGTCATCCAAATTAGCTAATGGTGTAACGTCAGTCCATTTTTCGTATACACGAGAACCTGTTGGCATAGAAACTGCTTCACGATTTACGTATTGTTCTAAAGAATTGAATTGACGTACTAATTGATGAATAGCAGTTTGAACATCAGACGGGATTGTTAATCCTGCCTTATCTCCGTTATCATCAACAGAAGAAGTAACCATATCCACAATTTTAGAGTTTCCATTCATCATACCAACAAAATTTTCTACAAATTTATCTTTTAGATTCTTTTCGCTATCGCTTAAAGGCTTTTTATCCTTATCTGGCATGTTATAAACTTCTTCAGCTCGTGCAGTATCTAATTGTTCTTTTAGATTATCACGACGTGTAACTTCTTTATCACGTTGAGCTTTTAAATTAGCAAATTTTTCTTCATCATAATTATCATCAATTAAAGCAGCGTTAATTTGCATGTTTAAATCTGCTACTTTTTGCCCAGATTCAATCCAAGCATTATTAAGTTCATTAATATTCATTATTTTTCCTTCTTTCCATTAAAATAGCCAGTTTCTTATCCTTTAAACTTGGATTTTCAAACTGGCTTGTTGTTTTATTTTGTTGTTTATCTGCTTTTAAAATTAAATTCATTAACTTATTAATCGCTGATTTACTAGGTATATCTTCCATAGAGTTCATAACTGGTTGTTCATCTTCATTAACGAACATAATTTCATCAGCAAAGCCTTTATCTACTGCATCTTGAGCAGTCAACCATGTTTCGTTTGACATCATTTGCAAAAGGTCAGACTGTTTCATACCTGTTTTTAACTCATAAGCACTAGCAATCGATTTATCAATGTTATTTAAAACGCCTGCTTCATGATTTAAATCATCAGCGTTACCATCCATATTTGTCCATGCTTTATGTATCATGATTTGAGCTGTTGGTGCAATTGATACTGTATCTCCAGCCATTGCAATTACTGATGCGGCAGATGCAGCTAACCCTGTAACATTAACTTTTACATTAGATTTATTATTCTTTAGCATACTGTAAATTTCAGAAGCAACAAATACATCTCCACCATTTGAAGCAATATCAACAACAATATCATCGCCTTCAGCAACTTCTTCATTTAAAATTGCTGATACTTTTTTAGGACTTGTACAAGTCATACCAAAATAGTCATAAAACATAGCAGTATCATCATCAACTATCGCTCCTCTAATCGGTATCTTTACCATTAGCATCACCTCCTTTCGGTGGGTTCAATAATGCTGATTGTGGTTCTGGTAAATCATCAGGCAAGTATCCAGTTCCTTGTAATAGGTATCTAGCTTGATTATGTGCTAGCATTCCATCTTTAGTTAATCCTGATAACACTTGAGCGTAACTATCTTGTAGTGGATCAATTGCTGGTCTGATATTATAGTGAATTGTCGCACTTAATTTATTGTTAAGCTCTGATACGATTGATTCCATATACCTAGATAAAGCATTAGCATACATTCCTTTTATTTGGTCTAAAGATGATTGCTGGTCTCCTTGACCGTTTAAATAAGAATTAGGAATACCATATACTTTAGCAATTTGATTACCAGTCCAGTCAGCTTGTACTAATAGTTTAGCAATATCTGATTTTATTTCTAAAGGTGAATATTCTTCTAAATCGTCAATTACAACTGGTCCATTATTTGCAGTTTGAACTTGCCTCATAAATTGTTTAGAACGTAACGCCTTTAATTTCCAATCTATAGTACCTTCATTTTTAATTTTTAAAATACCAGGTGCCATAATCGCTTGACTTAATGCTGCTCTAGTTAATTTATTAGAATCATTTTTGATATTAAGTTCGTTAGACAAGGCAGATAAAGGACTAATACCTGTCATACCACCATTTTTGGAAAGTAGTCTAAAATGTAAAACGTCATTTTGTGGAACGTTCATTTTTACTCCGATTTTTGGTTCATCAAAAGTAATATTGTAAATTAACCCTGAACCGTCATCTAGTAGATATGCACTAACCTGTGAAGGACGTAAATATTCCCAATGATGATCTATACCGTTAATATTTCGCCAACGGTATATAAAAGCTTCTCCCCCCAACAACAATTGAGCAAATATTGCTTGCCAAAAAGCATGTTTATTTGACGTCAAAGTTGGATTATCAATTATTCCTTGATACCTGGTCTTACTACTGATAATTCGTGAAGATGCTAAGTCTCCAGATAATTGAAAAATTGCTGAATATATATCTGAATTCTTTAAGGCTTCTTTAGCGCTAATATAAGTATCACTATCTTTACCAGTCAGGACATTAAAAACTTCTTCATCACCAAAACCAAATGGAACACTCATTGTTGACGTTTTTAAAGCATTATTAATATTAAATATTGGCATTAACTATCACCTCGCTTTCGTTCAGAGATGACTTCAACCAGCCAACCTAAGACAAATAATATTAAGGATATTACAAACCAACCTAGTGTAGCGTTAATTCTAAAGGCTGTATAATCTAATACAATCATTGCCGAAATAAACAATAAAACGTCTGAAAGTTGCCATAAATAGCCTATAATTCGTCTAAAAATCATCAAAATCACCCCCTAATAATCCAGATTCATCACTCATATACCAATCTTCAACTTGCTTGGTTGTCATTAATTCAACTTGCCTTGACTTATCATTAGCTATTCCAAAATCTTCAAAATGATACATTGCCTGATACATCGCATCAATAATTGCATCTACCACGTCAATCTTAAGGGTTGCTTTAGCTTTATCTACTTGAATACCGATTTTATCTTCATAAATCTGTGCATTCATTAATGCTTTTTCCATAATTTTATCGTCAGGACGCGTAATCGTGCCTTCAATAAAGCACTTCTGCAAAAATTTTGTAGGATCTTTTAGCTCTGATGTTCGTTGCCTGATACCTTGCAATGGATAATCAGTATTTAACTCAAGTTGCTTTATTGTAGTAGTTGCTCCCCAATCATCATAGCCAAAAAAGATAACATTAAGATCATTATCATGTATGTAATTTAATAACCAATGATAAACTTGTTCTTCATTAATCAAACCTTGTGGATGACTGGTAATAGTACAATAACCCTGCTTAGCTAATTCACGATAATTTATACCATCTTGTTTTTCTTTAGCCTCAATTGAACCAGCGTGTTGCCAAGGAATAAATGAATGTTGCTCAACTCTCCATTTAGGCACACCATGATTGGCTGAATAAGGATATACAAATGCTATTGCAGTATTGTCAGAAAACATTGAATAGTCATAGCCAATATATACCGTCCTACCTTCAATATTGAAATTAGGCTGGATAGCTCGTTCTATATCACTTAACTTCAAAAAACTATTTGTTGCTTCTGTTAACCATAAATTTAAATTCTTATTTTGAAAGTCTGCTACATTACCAGATAACATATCCGCATCGCGTTTATCTTGCAATCCTTCCATTAAAACTTGTTTTTGACTATCTAGATACAATAAAGGATTAGATTTATACCACGTTTCTGGCTTAAAAGTTTCATCTAAGCTATCTTGAGCCCAAATTAATCCTAAAAAGTTATCTGCATCGCGCTTATAGTCTTGTTCCATTGCTTGCTGAATCATTTTTTGATCTTCATGAAATGGAACACTAGGGTCTGGATAAGATGTTGATATCTGAATGAATTGATGATTAGGCACTTTAACTTGACCTGAAATAATCTTACTAATCTTTTTTCTACTTTTTACTTCCCCAATTTCGTCAAAAATAGCTGTTGTAAAGTGATAACTATCATATTGCCCTGATTCATGAGAGATAGCACGTAAAACGTTATTCTTTTCTTTCATAATCATCTGATCGTTTTGAGCTTTAAAGTCAACAGTAGCAGCATAATCTTTAAACATATCTGTTTTAACGATGTGCTTCATCATTGTTTTAATATAACCAAATATCTTATTAGTCTGTTTAAAGTTAATTGATGACACTAAATAATCTTGATTAGACAATCCAAGGCTTTCTATAAAGTAGGAGTAGCACATCAAAATTGCCATCAAGTAAGTTTTGCCTTGCCCACGAGCGACAGATACCATCGCACGACTAAATCTTTTTCGCCCTTCTAAATTTCTCCAACCAAATAGCATACAAAAAATAAACTTTTGCCAATCCATTAATTCAGTTGGAGATTCTGTATCCACATTCGGACACATTGAGGCAAACAACAATAGTTTTTTAGTTTGTTTGACTGAATAACGATAAGGAAATTCCTTTGTATTTTGCCTTTGCAAATCTCTTAGGTGTCTAAAACAAGCTAGCTTTATTAGATATCCTGTTTCAATTTCTTCATCAAGTACTTTAAAAGCATATTTAGTACCTTCATCTTGATATTTCTTTCTAATATCTGAAAAATCGATACTATGATATGTTCCTAAAACATCATGAGTCTGAGTTAAATCTACTTCCACTAGCTTTCACCTCCAAAAATTTTTGCTAATTTTTCAGTTGAATCTTCTTTTGAATCTTCTTTTTCTTTGCTATCAACCAATTGCATCAATTCAGCTCGTGCTTTAGGAGATAAGCCCAGTTGACTACCAATACTAGTTATCTGTATACTAGCGTCTTTCATCGTTGCAACAGCTGGATTCTTACGATAACCAACAAAATCTTTACCTACTATCGAGCCACTAGCATCTTGCAGTGATTTAAATATCTTAGTTTGAATACCGTTCTCTAAGACATCATCGTAAGCTTGACGATAAATCTCATATTGCGAGCAGTACAATTCTACTAATGCAGTATCTATTCTTTTAACTCGCTCTGTACTTTCTAAAAAGGGCACGATTTTGCGCCAACATACCTTTGCTACCGTTCCTAAGTGCTTTGGCGGCGTACCGCTTAAACGCCCATCATTCTGCTGATAAAAGACTTTTTTAACCACTGGCTTACCTCCTTTCAATTGTGGTACCCCCCCTAGGTAAAAATTTCAGAAATTGCACTTTTTTATAAGGCGTTTCCTATGTGTGCGCTCTTCCTTGACTCTTACCAGGGCGGGGGATAAATTTAATTTTGCCTTTAATGGAATTCCATTCAATTTATTTAAAATGCATCTCTGGCTATTTTAGGGACGTTTTAGCAAGTCTATTCATTTCTAAAACAATCTCACTAATATTTGTAATTTTAGGTACCTGTTTCAACTGGTTATCCTTACCTATGCCATAGTACCAACGTTCCCAATCTGTTTTGAGTCGATGACACTTTGAACATATTGTAGCAAGGTTACCAGTATCAGCTCTCAAGTCTGTGTCATATTCAATTGGTACAATATGATCTACTGTCTTAGCACTGGTAATTTTATTAATTACTTTGCAATACTGACACAAATAATAATCTCTATTCAATACCAACTGTCTTAAGTTTACCCACTGCTTACTACGATAGAAGTTATATTGTTCAGACTTATCACTGTTACGGTTACGTGTAACTGTATTGTAGCGATGCTGATATGACTTACTTCTTGACCTTGCCCATTTCTGTCTATTAGCTAGATACTCTGCTTCATAACTATAATGTTGCTTACAATAATGGTCTGGTAACTCTACCATTGCATGGCAATCTTTATATCTGCATCGCCTAACTCTTGGCATATCACCCACCACCTTTAATAACATATCTATTCATCTAACTTAAATGCTCTATTATGTACATGACTATAAGCATCAAAGTAAAGTTCGTTCTTATCGCCGTTGTATGTTACTTCATAATACATACCATCGCTAACTATAGTTGATAGCAACGCTTTGTTGTTCTGCAGTGTTCTGTTTAACCACACAACATACACATCGCTTGTACTGATATGTACTGGATGACTGATACTATTTAAGTTCATGAACATGTTAGTATATTCAACTACTTTATCTTTACACAATTCTACAAACTTATCGTTATCCATTAGATGCACCACCTTTTAATTTGATTTTGCTGATATCTCTACTGTACACTTACGCTTATGTTTCACTGGATGTTTTCTATAATGCTTTTCTAACTCGCGTAACATCTTCAGTTCTTCATAAGTTTGTACCTTTCCAAAATCTTTACTATCTTTCATAATTTTCTCCAAAATAAAAAGCCAGCCTTATTAGACTGACTATTCACTACATTATTTCTACTATCTAGATTTAATTTATCTAATATCCTTTTTTCCTTTAAAACTTCACTTTCTAAAACTATTCTTTTTTCTTTTTTATACCAAACTTTTCTATAATCCAATCCATATATCTTCAACTTCTCTCCAGCGTGTTGTTCTAATGCTTTCAATTGTCCGGAATAGTTAGTATCAAACATATTATTTCTTTTATATAAATATTGTCTGTCTTTTCCTAAGACATCACGAACTGTCAAAACACTAGCAGAAATAATATGTATATTTTCTACATTTAATTTATTGTTATT